ATTGCTTTAATCTGTGATCCGTTTGCATAACGTAATGATAATTTATTATCTTCTAATGTTTTACCTTTTAGCCAGTTAGGTAAATTTTCATTCATCACTCGTACTTTAGTTACAAGATTTTTTGCAACATCTTGTTTTGTTGCAATTACTAATACGTTAAAGTCAGATCGGAATATCATTTTCCATAATGCATATCCGGCAGTTAAAGTAGATATACCCAACTGTCTAGATTTTAAAATAATATTATATCTATTTTCTTTTAATTCTGTTAATGATTTTTCTTGAAAGGGATATAAATTAAATAACATCTTACCTTGAGTAGGATGTTGAATGACACAGTATTTACGCATGAAATGTATCGGATCTTGCGAACACCTTTTATATTCGTCACGTATAATTTCTTTAAGAGATTTTTTAACTGCCATTACGTTTAATATAATAAATTATTTGCAATATTACAAATTATTTCTTAACTCTTTTTTCCATGGTGCGGCCGCCAAAGTAGGCACCAATGACAGTAATAAGAACTAATTGGAGAAGGTCTGTCCATTTTTGTTCTACTTCAAATGCTATTGTACCGGCGTCTATAAATATCATAAGTACTGTTGATACAACTAAAAATATTAAAACTAAAGGTCTTACGTTTTTAGATAACCAGGAATCAGAATTCATATCTGCCTTCCAACGATCAGTTATATTAGCTTCCATTTTAGTTTCATAATCAGAAATAAGTTCTTGCATTTTACGCTTAGCTTCTAACTTTTCTGCTTTTGTAGTAGTTAAATTATCTAATACTCCTCCTACCCCTTCTACTAAATCTTTTGCGCCACCTGAAAATATTTTATTTAATATACCCATATTCTTCTTTCATTAATTTGGTAACTTCTTTACGAATTAAATTAGTCATTTCATCTATTTGTAGTTCTACATCTTTATCGGCAGCATTTACAGCAGATTCCATTTCTTTTTGTAATTCTTTTTTCTTTTTAGTCATTTGTTTTAATTTACTAACTAATTGTTGTTTTTTGGAGCCATCTGATTTGGCATACTCGCCAGCCATTTTTTTCATATCCGCGACTAATTTATCAAACTCTTTTCCAATCTTATTTAATGATCTATTTTTTGCCATTACTAGTCTCCATAAATTCTTTTCTTATATTTTCTTTTAATTTTTTATAATCTGATTCAACTCGTTTAATTGCTGATGTTATATCTACTTCTCCAAATTCGCCATCAGCATTTCCCCATACCGTTTCTTTCATTGATTGTTTCAATATTTCAACTTCTTTATCAGTATCATTAAACCACGCTTCAGCATTATCGGACATTATTTTATTTTGATACAATTTCCATGCTTCTGGGCCTTTTGCTTTAATTTGGCGTTCTTCTGTTAAAACACAACTAAAACATTTTTTACGTTTAAACCAAAATTTAAAATTTAATTGTTTTTCGTGATCGCGCATATCTTTACCGCATTCAGGACATTTTTCTGGTACAGATAATGCATCTTGAACTGTTTTTAATATAGAGTTTTCGGGTTCTCGTGATTTAAATCCTTCATGCTGTGTAACACGAGTTCTAGTACCAGTTGGTGATGTTTCAATCCAAATCTTTGGTTTACCATTTTCAAATCGTTCTATAATATCAGTTTCTGGTATTTCTGTTTTTGTGGAACCTGTGTAAATACTTTTACGAGTTTGAGATTTATGTTCTCCTGCTAGTAATTCATTTACTGCTTTTATATTTTGTAACTTACTTGACATATTATTTTAACTCTTTTCGAATTTTCATTTTAAGACGTTGTTTGGCAGCATCTTTAAGACCTAAGCCATTTATTAGATCTAAAACAAAATCTGTTTGTTGTGTTGCTGCTTTTGATCCTAATGCTGTTTTTAACATTTTCATTGCTTGAGTTTTGTCTAATCTTTCACCTTTTCTAGCTAATGCTGGATTAACATCGGCTTCATTAACTGATTCTGCGTAAATATAATTTCCATCATAATCAACGCCAATTGGTTCATTACCTTTTACTTTTGCCTTTGGAGCTTCTTTTTTCTTTTTCTTAAGAAAATCAAAAAGTCCTTCTTCTAACGATGTTCCAGCTGAACCGTCATGTACTCCGGCTGTATATGCATCTTCAGCAACTGGTTCAGCAACTGGTTCAGTTCCTAATGAATCTTTTGTTCTTAGCATTTGCATTAAAGCATTTTTTACCGCTGTACTACCACCTGATATTGCATCTATTACTTTAATTAACCCAGCTGCTTGTTGTCGAGGAGATCCTTGAGATAATGCTCTTTTAAGCATTTTTACTCCAGCATTCTTATCTATTTTACTAGTTTCGCGTTCTACACCAGTAGTTGCATCCACTTCTTTTAAAGATTTACGAATTTCTTTTCGTATTGTTTCTCTTAAAATTGATTCTTTCATAATGTCCTTTATTACGTTTTATATAAATATACAGTTATTACTTAGTAAAACCTTTATCCATTGCAAAATTAGCTCTACTAAATTCTATACGGTCAACAAATTTAACACCTTGTCCTGTACGGTCAACAGCTACATATCCTTCTGGGGCAGTGACTATTAGTCCTCCTTGGCCATCATCTTTAAAATGTTTTGTAATTGATATCGCATTATTATATTTTCTGACAAAAATTAACTTGGCTTCTGCTAATAATTTTGATACTTTGAATATATTTAAAATATCTTGTTTTCGTTCATTGAACATTGCCATTTGCTGTTGTTTATTTGCCATTGCTTTTTGTTTACCGCGATCTGATTTTAATTTTGCAATTTTATTATCTAATCGTTGTTTGGTCCATTCTTGAAATGCTTTGAACGATATAGCCGCATTATCAACAAATTGTCCGGTTTTTATTTCTGTGTTAAGATAAATATTTAAATTTGCACTTGGTAAATTATCGTAATTTATTTTAATTGAATCTGCTTGTTTAATTAACGTGGCAACTTCTTTAGCTTCGGAAGCTGTTAATTTCACTATACCAGTAGTATCTTTAAAATATGCATCATCAAACCAAACATTGGAATTGCGTCTCAATCCACTCACATTGGCTCCAAATGTGGCGCCGCCTTGTAATCCATTATTATATGTTGTATGAAATACTATACCTATTTTTGCAGCGGCTACATCACGTCCTATATCAGAATCTGTTTCTACCGCATATGTTATTGTATTTGGTCGAAATGATAGATGCGGCGCGCCATCTATGTTTGTTGATTTGACCATACTTTCATCAAACATAAAATCGCCTTGCAATATATTTTTTATACCTAACGTTGGAAGATATTGTAATGCAAATTTTAATTTAGTTACTAAACCAGGAGCTTCACCATGGTTTATTTCTATATCTTCCATTGTATAGTTAATCTTAGGTATTTTATTCATTACAGACTTTGTTCCTACAAAGAATTTACCGTTATCTGGATTGATGCCGGCGAATACGGCTGGTGCTCCGTCCCATTTAACAGTTGTATTAATTTTTGAATCACTATCACCTTTTAAATTCTTTAGTAATTCAATTATAAAAGATCGCGCAATTTTATATCCTTGAACTCCTTGAGTTAATATTAATTCTTCTAAATGAGTTAAATGAGTATTTGCTTTAGCTTCAGTTAATAATTCTCCTAATTGATTAGTCCACCATTCTTTAGTTAATTCTTGTTCTTTTGGGATTATTCTAAATCTAGCCGCGGACCTTCCATTTATTAATAAATCTCCTTTATCATTAAAATTAACTGATTTAACAACTACTGGTTTATTTTTAAATCTACCCATCATTACAGTGTCTCCAATATTAATAGGTAAATTTATATCTTCTCTCAATGAATTTGACTGTTTTCCTAGATCTTCATCTTTACTTGAATCTATGGATACATCGGCTCCCAGGAAGTCTAAGAATTTATATCCGGTTATTTCTGCCACATGTGTAATGTATTTTTGCCAAATTTTATAAGCAGGATTACCTTTATAATTTTTTAAATAATCGGTACCTGAAAAATCTCCTCCTTTAACTCCGGTTGGAAAATATGATACAGTTAATGGAGGCCCATCTGGATAATTTGTGTTATGTATCTCAATGGGATTATCTTTAACTATATAATTTAGTACTTCATATCCTAATCGTTTTGCCATATCAGCAGATTTTTTTTGATACGTTTTTTGATTGCCATAATAATATCTAGGTCCGTCATCTACCATAGCTTTACTTCCACCAATTGAACTACCTTCTTTAATAATAAACGATTCAATTATTTCTGTACGTAATGCTGAAAATTTAGATTGCAACATATTATATATTTTAGTATCAAAAAATCCCATAACATCTTCAAATGTATTAGGATCTGCACTTGCTAACACTTGCCGTAATGTTGTACCAGACATTTCTCCAAATCCTGGAATTTGTATATCGACATGTGGTGCAACAACTAAATATCCGTGTTGAGTAAATGGTTGTAATGCATTTTTATTATCTTCATATGATTGAAAATATCCTGGAGAACCATCTTTTTTTGTACCAATACGAAATCGCGGATCTTCTTTCATATCTTTTGCACCAACTGCAAACAATACTGCAGTAGTTTCTGGATCATATTTGCCAGTAATTTCTGTGGCTTGGTAAGGATTCTTTACTTGTACAACGTTTTTAATTCCATGTTTTAAAATTATTTCACGTTTTTCTTTAAAATTTAAAGGAGATTTAGGTAATTTAACTTTATCAGAAGTTGCAATATATGTGTTAGATTGTCCAAATTTTGCAGCTAATTTTTTATATGTGGCAGCATGATGTCGTCCCATTGGCTGAAATCGACCAGGGTATATTACAATAATTGTTTTAATTGTTTGTTCAGATAAAACTTGATCTGCTAGCCATTCTCCTAACATGTTATAATCCTTTTATATAAATATTATGATTAGAAAGAACCACCATCAACATTTGCAGATACCATTGTTGTATCATTATCAAAATGAACTGCTCCAAAACTAGCGGTCACTCCTTTATAATCATTTAACGATTGTATTTTCCAGTCAAATCTACTTCGTATCAACATTGCACGTGCGCCAACATCTAATTTCAATGCACTTTGATATTCTGTACCATTAATAGTTACAGTTTTAAATGATGATGAAAAAAGATCTCCAGAATCAAATTTAATTTCAACATCACTACTAAGTAGAGGTGCCGCTAAATAATGTCCAGAATTATCAGCAGATTCAATAAATACTTGATGAGCGTACCCAGCGATAGTTCCTGGAGTTATTGTTCCAATCGGATATAAAAATGGAGTATCTAATCGAATAAACATGGCATTTGCAGCACTTAAATCTAAGTTGTAAAATGTATCAGTGGCAAGATCGGTGAATGTAGTTAAAAAACTTCCAGAATTATCTGCGGTAAT